CTTCTGTTGGACCCGCGAGCGGAAGGCTCGCACAGTACCTTTCACTTGACGCCAACGCGCCGCATCTCACTCGCGATTACCTTGTCCACCTGCTCCTCGATCCTGTCTTGCATCGCGCCCACTACCTCCTGATTCGCCAGCATGTCAGCCGGAGAGAACGTATAGAGTTTGTTGATTGGCAGGCGTCCGATGCCGAACTGGAATCGCCCGAAGTGCTTACCGGATGGCCTCAATCCCCTGCCCTTGCCAGCATAGGCTCCACGCGCGAATACATTCGATCCGAACTGCTGAACCTGAAACGCATGCGATATCAGGAATCGCTTGCCTTTGATCTTCACCGATACGCCACGCGGCGTTTTGATCGGGCTGAATAGTGCCAATGGGAATCCGCTGCCCACCATGCTCATCGCGGCCTCAAGATCTGCCTGCCCCGCCAGCTTGATCCGAAGGTACTTCTCGCTCGTCCGTGGCCCAATCTGATACAGATCATTGATCTTGCGCAGCCCTGCCACTTGGGCTTGATCCCGCAGCTTGTTCAGCGCCCTTGGTATGGCCACCTGTTGCGCCCGTGCAACGAAGGCATCCATATCTCGAAACACTTGGTCCACGTTCGTCGTGACTGCCAGCCTCATGCTATGCGATGACCTTTCGCTGGGCGTGAAAAAACCGCCTCAAGGGCGGCATTGGACAAACTGCGGGCGAGCGGGGTGAACCTCCGATCCGGAATGTAGCGGATGCCCAATCCGGAATACAAGCACTTTTTGAAACTATTCGATCCCACGGCGCAGCAGGCCCGCCCGGATGCCTTCCCGTGCTCTGGCATACGCGACTTCAGCGCCCAGTCCTACCCGGGGGAAACGATAGACGGCGCCCATGTGGATGTGAAACACGGCGGCCCGTTCGACGGGCGACAGATCATCGATGACCACATCGACCGCCTTCGCGCACTTCAGATCCACCTCGGCCACCATGGAATCGAAGTCCCGACTTGATCCGGATTGAATACCGCCACTGGCCCGATGCGGTGCACCGCGCCCGAAATCCGCGTGCCGGTCGCGCTGCCATTCGGACCAATTGTCGAGGTGCCACGTCAGCCGATCCTCTGGCATCCCGCGGCCTAGGCGCTGCGGTTCTATCGCTGCTGCCGCGTTCAATGGGTGCGCTCCATTGCAAGTAAGTCGTCGATGATATTTTCCAACGTTGCGACGTAGTCGTAGACCCCGACCAATGAAAGCCGATCGCGGCGCACGGTGCGACCAAATTCCAGCCCTTCGGCCTTCACAATCTTGACCTTTCCGTCGGGGAACATGAATACCGCAAGCGGCGGCTGGCGACGGGATACTTCGTCGATAACTTCAAGCGCGATATCCCGCATGTGCCGGCGGTGCAGATGCGTCGCGTCAGGCACGATGCAGGGGACAAGATCAATGCGGAACACGGCTCACGCCGCGCGCGGACCATCTGACCCGAGCGTCACGAGCTCGCAGTCCGGTCGCCTGCCGCCGGTCACCGCGCGCAATTGGCGCCGACGATGCAATGGCGTCCGCGTGAGCTGCGCCAACTGTGCGGTCACGCGTTGATGCTCGGCGATCAACCCGAGCCAGCGCTTCCGGTTGCGCCGGGCAATATAGGCGCGCGCAAAACTGCGGACCAGCACCAACCAGCCGATGATGGCCGGGAGGATGATCAGGACAATGCCGAGAGCTATGAGGAGTTCGATCATGTCATTCGCCTTGGATCGCGGCGCGCTCGGCGTCGGCTTCTGCCTTTACAAGCCGCAGCGGAGAATAGCGCGGCACTCGCCCAAACAGAGCTTGGAATCCGCCGGGCGGCGCCGTTGGCGTATGCGACGAGAAAGCATGCTGCTGGCAATACCAGGGACCGCCGCCGTTTGTCCCGTGCGAGATTGATCCGGCCTTGGCGCAGCGCTGGCCGAATTCGATATTGGGGCAGCGCCACCATTCGGGGTCGAACGGCTTGCCTTTTACGCTCGTCTTGCCGTACCCGCATGACCCGCAGACGCCGCGGGAGGTAAGCGGATCGCCACAGTCAGGGCATGGCAGGGACATCGATCGCCTCCATTTCGGCCGGCGGAACTTCGCCAACGTACTGAGCAAACTTGGTCGCGTTGAACAGCGTGGCGGGGCGCAGGTATTGCGACATTTTTTCGTCTAGGCCCCATTCGCGGCATTTCCTGGCAATGACGGCGCGCAGCTCGCGGATGGTTGCCCCCTCCTTCATTCGAGCCATGATCGGCCCGAGATTTGAGTCCACAAGCCTGAAATTCTTGTTTGTTTTGGCGTTCAGGAAGCCGAGGATTTGCCTTGCTTGCTCGCGCCTTTCGGTGTTTTTCGATCCTGGTGGAAGCGAAATGACGTCGACGTTCGGCGGCTTTTCTGCCGAACTCGACATTGCAGTTGACTTAGATTCTTCTTTTGATGTTGTTCTATGGCTACTGGCTAGCATCGATTCCGCAGGCGGTTCGCATATGCCTTCGTTATGCGTTGGTATGTGCGTTCGCATAGCGTTGGCATGTGCGTTCGCATGATGCTTCTCCCATTTCCGCTTAGCGGATTCGCGTGCCGACGCACTGCGTTCGCTTTGCGCTTGCAGTTCCATGTCGGCTCGCTTCTGGCGCCAGCCGTCCGGTCCATCGGTGAAAAACTGGAGCAGGATGGAATCGACGGCCTGGCGCTCTGCTTTGGATGTAGCGCGGGCGATGCGGTAGAGCATTTCCTTGTCCGCCGGCAACGGAGCCTCGCGGACGTAGTACTGGTCGAGCAGCCTGGTATAAGCGCCATCCTCCAACATCGTCAGGCCCACTGTGTCGCGGATGTAGTCGCCTAGATGGCGCGGGTAATGGTTCACCGCCTGCCCCCTGAGTTGAATTGCTGTGTTCACGCCGCTTCCCACACCCGCCCGCCGCCGCAACCGTGCCCCTTGGTCCGCTCGCACCATCCCGCCTGCCGGATCTCCCCGCGCCGCACGAGTAGCCTGTAGACGGCCCCGAACGCCCTGTCGTCGGGCGGTCGCATCCCGCGCGCCTTGCACAGATCGGTGAGCAGCTCGCCCGGCGTCGGGCCGCAGTCGCGCAGATAGCAGAGGATGTAATCGGCCGCGGCCAGCGTGAAGCCCGGCGAGGCGTTCTCAGCGCGGATCTGCGTGCGCTGCATCGCGTGCTCGCCGAGACGGTGCGCGAGCTCGAGGGAGAGCTGGTTCATGCCGCTTCGCGATCGTCTTCGAGCACCTCAGACGCATCGCTGAATTCGAGATCGCTTTGATTGTCGAGTCTCGGTTCAAGCGCGACAGCGATATTCTTGAGCGCCTGCCGGTAGTAGGAAGGTTTCAATTCGATACCGATGGCCTTGCGACCAAGCCGGAGCGGACTGTAGACCTCGCTGCCGACGCCCATGAACGGGGTCAGGACAGTTTCGTCGGGGTTAGACCACAGAATCGTCACGCGGTCGATGACGTCGAGTTGCAACGGGTGGACGTGCTTTTCGTCTTCGGTATCCCGCGCCTCTCGGAATGGCAGCACGCGGCCGATGCGAATATCGTCCCAAAATGCGGAGGCGTACTGCCTCCATATCCAATGCGAATACCTGTTCTCGATCTGGTTCCCGGTCCAGCCGCGATAGGGCAACAATTCGCTCGGCATCCGGCGTTCGCCGGCGTAGTAATCCAGGCCGGTCGGGTGTGCGATGGGGGCCGGGTTCTGCCCTTTGTTTCGGAACACGAGCAGATAGTCCGCGCTGGCCACGCTGCACCGCGACGAGTCGTCGACGATGGTCTTGTGCGCGAGGTTCTTTGCCATCGTCCGGTTGCGCACCGCGAGCGGCTCTTTCCAGATGGCATAGCGGGCGATGTAGTTCCAGCCTTCGCGCTCGTGCAGCCGGATGATGTCGCCAGGAAAGTCGCGCAGGAAATCGGTCCCGCTGTTGCCGCTCGGGACGTCCATGCAATGCACCGCCGTCATGCGGCCCGGCATGGTCACGCGATGGAGTTCGCGCACGACGAACGTGTAGTGCTCGAAAAACTGCCCGTAGTCTTTGCAGTTCGATAGGTCGCGCTCGCTGCTGCTGTAGTGGTACAGACCGCCAAACGGTGGCGAATAGACCGACAGGTGAATAGACTTGTCCGGTAGCGCGGACATGACCTCCATGCAGTCGCCGTTGTATGCGGCGTAACGTTCGCCGATTACCTGCGCGATTACAGCCATGCGGGCACCTTTTCCTGTTGACCGTGGGCCACGGACCGTTCGATCCGCAGCGACTTGTTCATCTCTGCGACCAGCGACGAGAACATCTTGTCGGCGGCGCCCGCCTTGCGTTGCAGGTTTTGCATGACGCCGCGCTCGCCTTCGGTCGTCACCACGTCAACCGTGACCGGCTGCGTTTGGCCGAAACGCCAGCACCGGCGCACGCCCTGGTAATACTGCTCGAATGAGTGCGACGGGAAAAAGGTCACATGGTTGCAGTGCTGGAAGTTCAATCCCCAAGCGCCGATCTTTGGCTTCGTTATCAGGACGCGGAGATGACCACTGGCGAAGTTCAAAAACGCTTCCTCTTTCGCCTCGTCGGAATCCTTGCCGCTGATCTGTTGCGCGTCGGGAATGATCTGCGCCAGCCGGTCGCCCTCGTCATTCAGGTGGCACCAGACGAGCGCCGGCTTGCCGGTGTCCGCGACCAGTTCGGCCACCTTCTTGCACCGTTCCTCGATCGTCCTGCGGCGTTCCTCGCGCTGTTCCTTGAGGCCGACAGCAGGGAGCGCGAACAGCATCCCCGGTGCGATGGTCGCGGCCGTCACCAGATGCTCGCGCTCGATCAGTTCCGGCAGGATGAAGCGCGCGTCGTCGAAGCCTAGATCAGACGGCCGGCGGATCGCGCGCGCCCACGAACAGACCCAGCGCCAGAACTGTTGCTCGGCGTGACCCTTGAAGCGCCACTTGTCGCTCGGCCAACTGTCGGGCGGCGCGCCGCGCGGGTTGCCGTGTCCGGTGTAGCGCATCGGCTTGACGGTTCCTTGATCGTTCTTGAAGAACCGCATCAACATATCCATATGCCCGAGTTCCCCAAGCGCCTCGCTACTGGTCCCGAGTTCGATGTAATCATTCGGGGCCGCGGTCGCCGTCGCCAGCAACCGGTACTCAACCTTGCGCATGAACTGCGTTATCTCGCCGCGGCGTGCGCCGTCAAAAGACTTGAGGATGCTGGACTCGTCGCAGACCACGCCGACGAAATCCTCCGGCGTGAAGTGGTGCAGCCGCTCATAGTTCGTCACGATGATCTTCTCGCCGGACGGGAACTCGCCGAGCTTCGGGCGGTACGCCTGAATGTCGAACTTGTGCGCCTCGGTAAGCGTCTGCGCGGATACCGCGAGTGGCGTCAAGATCAACACGCGACCGTTCGTCTTGCGCACGATGTTCTCGGCCCATACAAGCTGTAGCGGGGTCTTGCCGAGCCCGCAGTCGGCGAAGATGGCCGATTTTCCGTGCCGCACCGACCATTCGAGCAGCGCGGCCTGAAAGTCGAACAGGAAGTCGGGCATCCATATCGGGGCGAAGCCGGAGTCCGTGCCGAGCTGCGCCTTCGCCGCAATGAAGTCCGCGTAGCTCACCGCCCCTCCTCCATTGTCGCCCCGCGGATGATGCCGGGCACGTCGTCGACGCTCTGGACGACGTAGATTTTGCCGCGCCAGTGGGCGTGAAATTCAGCCTCGTCCGGCGTGAGTTTTCGGCGCGAGGGCGACTTGGTGCCGTCCTTGATTTCGACCAGGTACGAGACGCTGCCGAGTCCGTCGGTGCGTGATCGCTGCGATACGATCAAATCGGGAAAGCCATGCCCGATCGCATGCGTGGACACGACGGTGCAGCCGAGCCGACGGAAGGCTGTCAGCACGGCCTCGTGGTTAGAGTCGGTGCGAGCCGCGAGTCTCACGATGCCCACCCGATCAACGCAATGATGATCGCCGCGACCGGGGCGCCGATGAGCACGAAGCCGAACAGCACATGCGCGAGGTTCACGGACCGCCACGGGAACGGATCGCTGCGCCGCTCGCGGTACGCGGACAACTCTGGGAGCGAGGCGCGGCGGGAGGTCATGCTGCATTCCTCATCGGATGCCATACCGCTGCGATGTGCCGCGCAAGTACGAGCGGAATCTTGGCGATTAGCGCGGACGCGGCTTTGCGCGCGTTGCTCTTTGACGACAGCACTGAGGGACCAGTGTCGAACCAAATCGGGCCGCTGCCCTTATGCTTCACGCCATCGCTTTCGGCTTGTAGTGATCCGACTTTTGCTGCTTTGACCGTCATCGGCATCAGTGCCGGCACGTCGCCCCACAAGTGGAAACTGCCGAAGTTCCAGCGCGACCGCCCCACCCATTTCTGCGCCCCGCGCACGTTCTCGACGACCATCGGAATGTAGTGCCCGGCTGCCTCGCACGCCTCGCGCTGAATGCGGAAACACGCTTCGAATAGCGAATTATCCGGCGGCGGCAGCGCCTTCGCCCGCGACCACGGCATCGCGCGATAGCTATAGCCCTGACACGGCGGACTGGCGACGATCAGCGCCGCGGCTTTGAATTGAGAGCCGTGCAGAGTCAGCACGTCCTGCAACACGAGCTGAGCGGGATACCGATGTTCGCCGTATATGTGGCGCTCAATGTCGAAGCCGATGACGTCGTATCCCTCGGCGAGCAATCCTTCAGTGAATCCGCCTAACCCACAGAAAAGGTCAATCCCTAACGGCTTGGAAGGTGCCATCTTCGGCCCTCCGTCGGTTGCGAATGGGGGGACGGGCCAGCGCTGCCTTCAGCTTCGCCTTCACCTCGGGACGGGCCCACGCTGCCTTCATGCTCGCGCTGCGCTTCGCCTTTATCTCGGGACGGGCCCACGCTGCCTTCATGCTCGCGCTGCGCTTCGCCTTTATCTCGGGACGGGCCAGCGCTGTCTTCAGCTTCGCCTTCACCTCGGGACGGGCCCACGCTGCCTTCATGCTCGCGCTGCGCTTCGCCGTTAACTCGGGACGGGCCAGCGCTGCCTTC